CGCCGACCGAATCGCGAATGCGCGTGCTGAGCCGCTCCTCGTTGCCAGCGCTGCGGGCCTTCAGCGAAGCGATGACGCTGCGGGCTGCTTCAGGGCTGTCCTGGCGAAGTGCGTCAGTGCGGCCAGTCCAGGCACGCAGTTGAGGCAGGAGCTCCCGCCGTACGAGGGCTCGAGCAGCTTCCACCGATTCGACGCCCAGCCGCATGTACTCGCGTTCGATCGCCTTCGGGTACACCTGCCGAGCAACGGCCCTGCGCCGAGCGACGCGACCTCCTGCGGTCTTCATCGCCAGGCGCCGGCGACGGATCTGATCGACCAGCTGGCTCACTCGTCCTCGGCGGGCTCGTCTTCTGGTTCCTCATCCGTCTCTTCAGGCTCGATCTCTTCCGGTTCCCCGGCAGGCTCAGGCGCCTCCTGCATTCGCCGCATGTCCATGTCGATGCGGGTTTCCATCGACCACTCGTCGCCACCGAACCGGCTGATCGCGACTTCCTCTGGCGTCAGCACGCCGGCGTTGACGTAGGCGGCATCAGCGGTCGCCATCTTCGCTCGGATGTCGGCGATCTCAGCCTGCGTCGGAACCCAGAGGTTCGCGAAGTGCACCTTCCACCGACTCGGCTCGACGCCCTTCGTCGGCCCGAGCTTCGAGAGGAACAGGTACCGCACCAGGCGGTTGATCTTCTTCCTCAGCTTGAGCTCGCGCTCGGCGCCCTGGGCGTCGTACCACCACCGCGTGTTCTGCTCGCCGGTGGCTGCCAAGCCGGCGGGCTGATCGCCGAGCAACATCGAGATCGGCATGTCGGCCGCGGCCGCGAACCGCTTGGCTGCGCGGTCGAGAAGCTCTGGCAGTCCCGACACGGGCGTCTGCAACCGCTGGAAGTCGTCTTCCGAGTCGATGATGAGCGAGCGCAGCACGCTGCGAGCCGAGTCGATCGCCTCGATGCGCTTCCGCACGACGTCGTCTTGCTCGGCCGCGAAGAGCTCGGCGAGGCCCTTCAGCTTGTGGACGCCCTGCGAGAAGTCCGCGATCAGGTTCGGCACAGCCTTGAACGACTGCTGGAAGTCGGCGAGCGGCTCATACAGGCGGTTCAGCACGCTGTCGCCCCAGCCGCGGTTCGACGTCGTGTGGCGCCGGCTGACCCGAATCCCGTCGAACCTGATGATGCGCGAGGCGTGCAGCCGGAACGTGCCTGTGGCCACACCAGCACCCTGCGACTCTCGCCGCACCTCGTACACCTCGGGCCTGGCGTAGTTCGCCGAGAGCGGGTTGCTGTTCCACTTGATGGGCCAGATCTCCCGCGGCCGAAGCACCACGAGGTACCGCACTGACTTGATCGCGGCCTCGTTGACAGGCAGCGCGAGGTCCTTCGTCCCGTCATCGATGCCGAGCATGATCGCCGCGCCGCCGTAGGCGCGCTCCCATTGCCGCGCTTCGATGAAGGTGGCCGTAGCGTCGAGCTCGTCGAGGACGGCCGCCATTGCCTCCTCGGCATCCTTCATGTCCGATTCATCGCCATCCTCTTCGTCGACTCGCTCGATGTAGTCGGGCCTGAGGCTCTCCTCGGCGTCCATCTCGGAGATCTGCACCGAGAAGCCATGTTGCAGCTGGACCTTGGGAGGAAGCTCGATGACTCGAGCGGCGATGTCGTCACCGAGCCAGATCTCCTCGGCGCTGAGTTCGTCGACGATCTCACGGTCGAAGAGCACGCTCTTCGTCTTGTCGCGGTACCGGTCGCCGATCTTCGTCAGGAGGTTCGACCAGCCGTCGAGGCGCTTCGACTGCTTCTTCGCGGGCTTCGCCATGATGGGCACCGTATCAGGAGAGCGCCTGCGCGCGTGCGAGGGCGTTGCCGCCGCTCGAGAGGAAGGCGAACGCCTGGCTGACGGAGTCGGCCTCGTCGTCGTGGCCGATGGGGAGGGCCGTCAACTGATCGATGAAGCGCTTGTTCCAGGGCGCGCGCACGAGAAGGATCGGTTGCTGCGCGGCGAAGCGAGCGAGGGGAAGCCAGTACTCCTGTTTCGGTCCCGTCTTTCGCATGCCGAGGACGCTGAAGCCGACCAAGCTCTGCGTCTGCCAGTTGTGAATGACCGTCTTGCCGGCCGACCCTGGCTCTTGCTCCATCAGGATTCGCACCTTGCGACCGTCGCGCGCTGCCACCTGGCGCACGCGCTCTTGCGTTCCGCCTGGCGCCAGTTGGAACGCCTCGACGTCGGCAACGACGAAGCGCGGCTCATTGATGCGCTTGCCCTCTATGACCGGGAAGTAGAAGCCGCACTTCGAGCCGACCGACCAGTCCGGGTCTTTCTTCGGATCGGCGTCCGTCGCTGCGAAGTCCCAGGAGCGCAGCCACATCACTCCCGCGGGCTCGGCGTCGACGAAGTCGAAGCTCGCCAGCGTGAAGAAGTTTCCAGATGCCGCGGCGTCCCAGTTGCCATGCTCGAACCACTCGCGCTCAGACGGCATGAGGCGCGCCAGCTGCGATCGGTAGGACGCCTGGTCGAGCCCTGGGTTGTCGCGCGCGAACGAAGGCACGAAGTAGGCGCCCTCGGCCTTCACGCCCGTCTCTCGAGCGACCTCCTCGGCCTCCTTCGAGGGAGGGCTGACGTACACCCGCGGCGCAGGCATCTCGACGCCATCTCGCCGGCGCCGAAGATCGCTGCGGACGTCTGCACCCGTGGCGATGTGCTTCGAGAACTCCACGAAGCGCTCCTTGATCCAGGCGTGCCCCTGACCACCAGGGTTCGCCGACGCGCGCATCCGAAGCGGTACGTTGATCGCGCTCGTCTTGCGGAGCCGCGAGAAGAGGTAGCGGTAGAACTTCTCCGGCCACTGCCCGAGTTCGTCGATGAACAGGTACTGAAAGGCCGCGCCCTGGTACCTGTTCAGATCCTTCTCGTGCTGCACGTAGCCGAAGTGAATCGAGGCGTCGGGCCGGCCGGGCTCGGTGCTGAAGTGGTAGGTGAAGGTGCCCTCGTCCCATCTGGCGCTCCCGGCTTCGACGGCGTTCCGGAACCAGGCGTGCGCTCGAGCGAGAATGGCCTCGGGCATCTGAAGATCGACCTTCGTTCGGCGGAAGACGCCCGCCGAGTAGCCGGGCACCTTGATGTGCTGGAGCGCGCCCATGAGCCCGGCGTCCGACTTGCCACCTCCCGCGGCCCCTCCGAAGAGCGCCTCCTCACACGTCAGGCTCAAGAACTCCGCTTGAAGCGATGACGGCTGATGCGGAACCAGGGACCCCGCCGCTTTCATCGCTGCCAAGCCCCGCTGACGACGCATCGCTGCCAGCCGCGCCGAAGCCATCCTCGCCAGCGAGGGCCGCGAGCGCTCGCTCAAGAATCGCGTGTTCGGCTTCACTGGAGAACTCCCTTTCGAGCCGCTCGATGGCGCCTCGCAGCTGCTCTTCAACGACGACGTGGACGCGTTGCGCGAAGTGCTCGCGCTCGGTGACGGACGCGATGAAGGCCGTGGCGCGCCAGTCCTTCCGATCGTTGCCCTGCTTCAGGATCAGCGCTCTGAACGTCTTGCGGCGCTTGGCCCTGGCTTCCCCCAAGTCCCGAACGAATCGGCCGTAGATCGACCTCGGCTTTTCGCGCCCTTTGCGCAGCCAGAGGTTGATGGTGTCGGGCGTGACGCCGACCAGCGTGGCTGCGTCTGCGTAGGTGGCTCCGTTGGCAACCTCGGCGAGAAGCTTGGTTCGAAGATCCTCGTCGTTGAGCAGCGTCCGTCGACCGCGAGGCATCGGCTACCTCTTTCCGAACAAGGCGATGGCGCGCTCAACAGCCTCGCGCTCCGAATGAGCAGCTGCCAGCAGCGCAAGCCCACGCCAAACCGTCCATGGGAGATTCAACGTCTCTCGGAAGTCGATCCGAGCTCCGGGGATCGCCTTCGCCAGCCGTTCCGTAAGCGAATCGACTACCAGCGGAGGCCCCTTGACCCCTTCGGCCTTCGCAGCTTCCAGGAAGCCCCGCTCAACATTCTCTTCGTGGCGACGCGCCTTCGAGCGCTGATCTCGACGCCACTTCTCAGATCCGGAGAACTTCATCCTCGAGCCTTCGCCTTTCGAGGGGCCACCTTGTGGGGCTCGATCAGCGCGGTGATGAATTCACGGTTGCCAGGGTCGGAAAGATCCACCGTGTCGTCGTCATGGACAAACTCAACCGCCTTCGGGCGACCGAAGCTGTCCCGCGACTTCACCTGAAGCACCACCACGCGAAACGCTTTCATCTGCATGACGACTCCTCGTGTTGAGCCAACCATCGAATGCGACTGCCAACCACTCTGTCCACGTCCGCTGGCAGTCCGCGCAGGCGTGGGAAGGAGCGCCCTTGGGAGCGTTCGAGAAGAACGAGTACCCGCCCATCGGAGCCGAGCAGATGTCGCACGCGAAGGTGGTGGGCACGTGCGCTGGACACCTGACGGTCCGAGCCCGGTAGCACCCGCAGCCCTTCCCGAAGTCTCTTCGAGCCCTCGATTCTGAGCGCCTGTTCGGCTTCCCGCATTGAGAACACACGAATCCCTTCCCGCAGCAACGATTGCAGACGGTTCGACTCACTTCCGTCTCCTGTGTTGAGCCGCATGCGGGCAGGTCGCGAAGTGGGAGGTCCGCAAGCGTTGGCCTTCAGCCACCGCGGCAACTGCCTCCAACGGCGTCAAGAACTCGAGCAGCGCGCCACCTTGCATAGGCCGGTACAGCACGGTGCCTGCGCTCGATGGTTCCGCATCGACCGGCATCTTCTTGCCGGCCTTGGTCTCGCCCCAAAGGATCGGGGCGCCGCAACTTTGGCACTCAGCCATCGAGCCGCTCCGAATGCAGCCAGTCGTTCATCTGCTCGAGCAGCGGCGAAGAGATGCCTGTCGAGTCCATCGAGTTGTCATGCGCAAGCCGCAGCATCGCGAGAAGCGCGTACCCGCTTCGCACCTTCTCGACGAGCGCATCGAGGTCAAGCTTGCTTGCGTTCTTCGGCAGCACGTTGCGAACCATCGCGCAGACGTCCGCGCGGCCTTCGGCTCGTTCCATGTTGAAAACCGGCCCATCGACGCGCGCCATCGCGTCGAACTTCTGTTGGAGCTCCTCGAGCGCCTGGACGGCCGCGCGCCGGCGCCGCACCTCCTCGAGCACGAGACCCTTCGCGGCAGCTGTCCACTTGGCGCGAACGTCGTCGTTGAGGTCCTTCCAGCGTGGCACCGGCCGATCGTCGAAGGTGACCCAATGCGTCGCTCCGGCCGCGTTGTAGGCGTTGAACGCGCTTTCCGCGAGAAGCGCCCATTCGCGAGCCTCGTCTTCAGAGCCGGTGATGTACCGGCTCAAGATGGCTGCGAGGAGCCCCTGGTCGGCTGCCACGTTCGCTCGAGCGCCTTCGGCGACGGCGCCGAGCATCTTCTCGCGAAGGTCCTCGAGCGTGTCCTCGTCGAGCAGCGTCACTTCGCGCCCAAGCTCGGCCGAGAACACCGGAACCTCATCCGCCTCAACATCAGCGAGGAAGCTTCCGTCTGGAAGCGGCATGACCGACGAGCTTCGAACCTCGAAGACGGCGCCTCCCCAGTGAATCGCCTTCGGGGGAAGGACTTCGTCGACGTGGAACTCAATGTGCTCTGGCGCTTCGAGCTTCCGAGTGAGCTTGGCTCTGACTTTCATGATGTTCCCCTTCCTGCGGTTGGTGCTGCGACTGTCCTACTGCTTCGCTTCCCACGCGGCGTCAACATCGACGCCGTTCAGCATCGCTGTGCGTCGCACTTCGAGCTCGAGGCGCTTGTCGCCGATCGACTTCGCAGCCTCAAGACGCTGGACGTACAGCGCGATCAGCGCAGCGCGCTCCGACTCGCGCATCTCGCGGTCGATCTTCGACAGGTGAATGATTCGCCAGAGCAGCGCCGCGCACGTCGCCGAGAGCAGCAAGCCAGAGCCAACCATCAAGTGCATCGCCGTCATTCAACCACCTCGGCCTTTCGCCCGCAGCACCTTCCGCTCGTCGAACTCGAGACGAGCACCTGGCAGCGCTGCAGCGAGCTTCGAGTCGAGAGACGCTACTTCGAGCGGGCCGGTCGACGGCTCCTGCTTCGCAGCTTCGATGAAGCCGCGCTCAACCTGCTCTCTGTTTCGCATCGCCTTTGACTTCGAGTCGCTTTTCCACCGATCCGTGCCCTGCAGATCTCGCTTCGTCATGGTCGCTGTAGGTCATGAAAGCCTCTCGTGCTTCTCGCCGGTAAACTTCTCCCAGCGCTCGATCGCAGCCTGGCAGTACGTCGGATCAAACTCCATGGCGTAGCAGACCCTCTTCAGCCGCTCGCAGGCCAGCAGCGTCGTTCCTGATCCCGAGAACGGCTCAAGCACCAGGTGTCCAGGGGCCGAAGAGTTCTTGAGGCAGGCCTCAACGAGCTCGACCGGCTTCATCGTTGGGTGCTCGTCGCTTCGCTTCGGCTTGGCAAACCGCAGCACGCTCGTCTGAGCGTTGTCGCCGTACCAGCCCTTGCCTCCGCGACCGCGGCGCCCTCCCTCGTTCCCTGGCTTCATGCCGTAGAGAATCGGCTCGTGCTCGTAGTGGTAGTCGCTGTACGCGAGAACAAAGGCGTCCTTCACCCACACGAGACCTTGGCGGTACTCGAAGCCAGCCCGCACGAGCTCGGTGCTGAAGGTCATCGCGTTCCGACCGGCCGGGTGAGCGACGTAGATGAACGCGCCTGGCTTCAGCGCGGTGAAGACGTTTGCGAACGCGCCACGCAGCAGCGCCTCGAGTTCTTCGGCGTCGTCGTTGTGAACCTTCCCGGCCTTCGTCGCGTAGTTCACGCCGTAGGGAGGGTCCGTCCAGCAGAGGTCGAACGCGCGGCCGATGATGAGCTTCTTGAAATCGCTCTCCTTCATCGAGTCCCCGCACATGATGCGGTGATCGCGCAGCCCGAAGACGTCGCCACGCTTCACCCACGTCGTCGACGGGAGCTCGACGTCATCCGGATCGCTCAGCCCCATCGAGGCGCGGGTCGCTTCATTGAGCAGCTTCTCGATGTCCTGGGCGTCGTAGCCGATGCCGGCGAGCGCTGCGTCACCGGCCTTCGCAAGGTCGAGCAGAATCGCTTCGAGGTTCTGCTCGTTGTACCCGCCGATCTCGACGAGCCGATTCGCAGCGATGATGAACGCCTCGGCCTCGCGCTCGTTCGCCGACGACCAGCCGCGCTGCACGGGAACCCACCAGTCGCCTTCTTTCCCGATCGGAGGAGGCCCGATGCCTGCTGGAACCTGGTCGCGGTCGCGCTGCATCGCGCGCAGCGCCTCGATGCGCCCATGCCCGCTCACCAGCTGGCCGGTCCGCTCGTCGATGATCACCGCATCGTTGAAGCCGAAGCGCTGAATCGAACGCACGAGCTCGCCGAGGTCGTGGTCCTTCGGATTGCGCGGGTGCGGCTTCAGCGCAGCGAGAGGCATGTACTCGAGGCGACGGTCGCTCATGCTTCCTCCGGTGAGATGCCGCGCACTCGTTGGCAGAATCGCGAGAAGCGGTGCCCTTCCTGATCAACATCATCGGCGCAGAGCCAGACGCGCTGCTCGATGCCCGACTCGACTTCGACCCGATGCACCTCACGCATCAGCGTCTTCGGACGCCAAGTGCCGCAGAGTTCGCAGCGGCGAGAGTCCGGTGGTGGTGAGATCGCGCTCAAGGGAGCCTCCACAAGACAGACGGCAGCCGTCCGCAGAAGGAACCGGGGGGGACTTCCTGGGAGGCTGGCCGTGCCGCTTCCCCCGGAAGGGGATCAAGGGGCCGCAGGCACTTCCCTGTATCCCAGTCGCGATGAACTCGCGCAAGCGACCTCACGGCCAACCCTCCACCAGCATCGGCCACTCGCGCCGATCCGGCAGCGAAGAAGGCAACCGCGGCCGACCAGGCCGGTAGCCGGGCGGCCCCATGAACACGAACGCGGCGGGGAACGGAGCTCCGCTCTCCATGCCGTCGAAGGCGATCCGCTCGTCCCAGTAGTGAATCCCGACGACGAGGCGCTCGAAGCGCAGCCACCAGACTTGGTTTCGATCGTCGAACCTCGAGTCGCGAAGACGCCCGGCCGCGTGCTGAGCATCCTTCCGATCCCACGTTCGCTCCTGAAGCACGCCGACTCGCCACCAGTCGGTGTCCACGCGCGCCGGAACGAGAAGAGTCCCCATCGCAGAGTCGTAGATCGCGCTGTCGCGAGCTTTCGCAATCCAACCGCCGATCTGCCGGCCATAGGGTGGGTTGCAGAAGAAGGTTTCGCCCTCCCACGACTGCGCCAGCCCGTTGTCCTTCTCGCTGAAGTAGCGCGGGTGCTTGTAGTTCTGCTCGTTCGCGCAGACGTCGATCGTGAAGTGCATCTGCCCGTCGAGGAAGTCGTAGATCTCCTTCGGCGTTGCTCGCACATTTGTCGTGCTCGCAGTCATCACTCGGTGCGCGTGCCCTTGTTTGGTTCGCGTCATGGTCCCCTTCCTTCGTTGGTCTGCTGTTGAAGCATCCTTCTCGCTCTTTGGAAACTGCGGTGAAGCGAGCGCTGCTCGTCTTCGCGCCGGCGCCGCTGTTCTCTCCAAGCCAACGCAGCAAGGCCCGGCAGAAGAAGTGCGATGGCGATCGGTAGGTAGTCGCTCATCGGTTCAGCTTTCCGCAGCGCACGCAGAGAACGTGCTCACCGATGATGGCAGCGATCGCCGTGTCCTCCTTCGGCCGCACCGTCTGCCAGTCGTGCCCCAGGACCGAGCAGATGAACCGCAGCTGTTCGTCGGTCACGGGCTGGCCCTCCTCTCGCGGCGAAGCAGAAGGTCGCCGCTGAACGCCTGGCACGCGATCACCGCAGCGCAGGCGTCTGCAAGGTGCTCGCGCTGCGAGGCCGGCCGCGTCTCGAGCATGCGGCCCGCCTCCGGGTGACGCTCGACCAGCCGCGCGATGACCTCCTCCTTCGATGCCGAGGTCGACCCCGTGACGGCCTTCTTGAGTTCCTGCGGCGTGGCTTCGTAGATCCCGACGCCGAGCGTGACGCTGAGCGCATCGACCAGCCCGCGAGCTCGACCAAGCCCCGAGAGGACGCTCCACAGGATCTTCCCGGCAGGGAAGGCGAGGGCTTCGACGGCGATGCAGGCGACCTCGTCCTCGCTTCGAAACTCCTTCCAGAGCGCGTCGAAGAGGAACGTCGCGCGCCGAGAAGCGTCGAGTCCTTTCCGCACATCTTTCGAAGGCGCCGTCTTCAGCACGCCGCCTCGATAGAAGCGCGGCGCACCGTTCGCGCTCGAGTACTCCGCGACGACCCAACCGAACGAAGCAAGGCCGCTGTCCAACCCGATGACCTTCATTGCGTTGTCCCCTTCCTCTCGATGGCGATCGCTCGAGCGAGCGCCTTGTCCACCACTGCCACCACCAGCCGCTGAGCTTCGGCGACGTTGCGCTTCACTTCGACGGCGATCCACAAGTCGATCGCCGGCTCGACGTACCCCGAGCAGCCGGGCGTTCGCAAGGCCGCGGCCGGCATCCACCAGGGAACGACCTGCGCGAGCAGCCGGAGCGTCTCGGTGTACTCGGGCGTTCCGCGCCCACCATCGGCCTCGAAGGCTCCGAGGAACGAGAAGGCATGCACGCCCTCATCGTTCGGCTCGAGCGGCTGGCCGGTACGAGAGACGCAGTGGCTTTCCAGCGAGAGTCCTGAAGCAAGCCGCTGCCGAGCTCGCCGCAGTCGATCGGTCGGCCTCATGCGTCCTCCTTCTCGAAGATCGCTCGCTGCTTTCCGGTCGCCTTCGCAGCCGCGCGCTTCGCCTTCGTGGCTTCGGCTGCCGCAAGCCGCTCGGCTTCCTTTGCTTCGCGCTTGGCCTTCGCTTCCTGGGCCGCTTCCTTCTGAAGATCGATGCGCTCCCAGTCGGCGCCGTTGAGCAGCGCGGCGGTTCGCCATCGCGTGATGCGCGCGGTCACGTTCGGCTCGCCTTCGGTCGCCTTGATCACCGTGGCTCGCATCGAGTCAGGGTCTGCGAACTTTCGCCAGACGCCGACCGCCACGCGGGACGCCTTCTCGATCTTCGACGAGTCGGAAAGCTCGCTCATGAGTGGCGGCCGCTGCTCATTCCCGTCCCAGGGCCTGCGCGTGTGCGCAAGTACCACCATGGGGATCCCGTAGTCCACCGCGAAGTCGCGGATCTGCGTGTAGCTTTTCGCCACGCGGTAGTTCATCTGCTCCTCGGTGCCTTCTGCGGAATGGTCGAGCTCACCACCGTGATCGACCCAGATGCAGCCCACGCCGCGGTTGCGAACCCAGCCGGCCGCGCGCCGCAGCATCTCGCGCGTCTCGAGCCCGCTGCGTCGGTACGTGACGAGGTTTCGAAGTTGCGCAGCCACGCGAGCTCCGACGTCCGCGAAGCGCTCGGCTTGGTCAGGCGTTCTCTTCGCGAATCCGACGCTCCTGACGGGCATCGCCATCTCGCGCGCGATGATGCGCCGAGCGAGCCACTTCGTTCCATCCTCAAGCCCGAAGAGGCCAACCTTCAGACCCGCGGCAGTCTGCCCGTCGATGCAACTGGCGAGCAGCGCGCTCTTCCCGACGCTGGGGAGCCCGCAGACGATGTTCAGGTTCTGCACCCACCCACCGAGAAGCTCGTCGAAGCACGCCATTCCGGTCGGGAACAGCGTCGGAGGTGCTCGGCCCGACTCCTGAAGATCCCAGTCGCTCGCGACCTCCAGCACGTCGTCTTCGCCGGTGGCGTCTGGTTCGACTGCGCCGAGGATCTCCTTCAGCGTCCCGTCGAGATTCCCTGCGACGCGTGCCACGTCATGCTCTCCCGAGCGGAGGAAGCGCAGCTGCTCTTCAAGCGCGGCTTCAAGGTGCTTCGCTCGAGCCTGGCTTCGCATGCCCTCCACGACGTTCGAGAAGCGCTCGCGATCGAGCGTGTTCGCGTGCTGCAAGCCCTGAAGCCATCCGAGATCCTCCTCGCCGAGCAGCTTCGTCGTTCGGCCTGCGGCGAAGACGGCCAGCGCATCGACCGGCCTTCGCCGTGACGCGAGCCGTTGGATGATGCGCCAAGCCACACGCGCTCGCGCTTGCTGGAAGTCCTCCGCGCGCATGCCGGTCATTTCGACGAGCAGCCCCGCAGACGTTTGCAGCACCGGTCCTTCGGCGTCGAGGATGGCGCCAAGGATGATCTCCTCGAGGTTCTGGCTCACGACTGCTGCTCCTTCGCTCGCTGGTACGACGGGATCGAAGTCTTGGGCGATGCGAAGGCGTTGAGCGCATACGGCGGATCGACGCCAGCCCCGAAGTGACTGGTGAGGTACGCCTCCCAGGCTTGCTCGACGGCCTCCAGCCGCTCGTTCAGCGTCCATGGCTTGTCCGGAGGTGCGAACCTTCGAGCAAGGTCCTCCGAGACTTTTTTGAGCACCGAGTTCAACGTCTGCGGCTTCACGTCGAGGTCGTGCTCTTGGACGTCGAAGAGCGGATCGTCCACCGTGGTGAGCTCGTTCTCGGCGATCCGCATGAGCCTGGAGACCGAAAGCTTCTCCTCCCAGAGCCGAACCCAGTGGGAGACCTTCCGACCGGCTGGATCTTCCCCTCCATCAAGCCGCGCCTGAACTGGGTTCGCTGGATCTGACGGTCCCGAAGGTCCTGACAGATCCTGATGGTCTTGAGAGGTCCTGAGAGATCCCGAAGGCTCAGAAGATCCCGAAGATCCCGCGCGGCTTGCTACTACCTTTTTCCGGCTGGGGAGCACCTGGGTTGTACCTGGATCCAACCTAGGTTCGACCTGGGTATGACCTAGATCGAACCTAGGTGCTCCCTGGGGATCACCCTCGGCGGCCTCAGTTTCCGATGGGTTGCGTGGGAGTCGGCTCGATTGCTCCTTCGGGTGAGGCCGCTGGTGGCGCTTCCAGGCTGCGGTCGGGAACGCCAGGCAAGCCGTCGAGCCGACCCGGTAGCGAGCCACCAGCCCGACCGAAACCATCTCCTCGATGAGCTTCGCAGCGTCGCCGGGAGCCCAAGGCCAGACCTCGACCCCGATCTCGAAGGGCTTGTCGAGCAGCCGGCCCTCGCGATCGGCGACCTGGGTCATGCCCAGGTAGAGCAGCTTGGCTTCATGGGTCAGCTTCCAGACGCGCTCGTCCTTCCAGAAGCCTGGGCTGATTTCTCTTCTTCGCATTCGGTTTTCCCCTTCCTCGGTTGGTTCAGCGGCGCCCAACCTGCCGCGACCCGCGCATCGTCGCAAGGGCTTGCTCGAGTCCCTGCCGTGTGGCCTTGTTCCTCGCGCTCGGCATCTCGCCGGCAGAAGGAAGGGGAACATGGCATTGACGAAGAAGCAGCTTGAGCGCCGCCGCTCGGGCATTGGGGCGTCGGAGATTGCAGCGATCGCCGGCGAGTCAAAGTGGGCCACGCCGATCCAGATCTACGAAGCCAAGGTCAACGGCGCCGAGCTCGAAGCGACCTACCAGATGGACCTCGGCACGGAGCTCGAGGCGCCGATCGCGCGGGTCTGGGCGAAACGGCAAGGCCGGTTTCTCGCGCTCGTGGACACGCTTCAGCACCCGCGGCGGCCGTTCGCGCTCGCCACTCCAGATCGCGCCGTCTACCTGACGGCCGAGCAGCGCGGCGACTCGAGGAAGGTGCGTGCAGACGTTCGCGACGCCGAGCGGTTGCTTCAGGTGAAGAGCACCAACTGGCGCATGCGGCCGTTCTGGGGCCAGGAAGGCACCGACCAGATCCCGGCCGAGTACCTCGCGCAGGCTCACTGGGAGGGAAGCGTCGCCGGCGTCGAGCGCGTGGACTTCGCGGTGGACTTCGACAAGACGCAGCTGCACTCGTACACGGTGATCGTTCGGCCCGCGGTCTTCGAAGCCTTCTACGAGATCGCCGAGCGGTTCATGGTCGATCACGTCGCGGCGCGGGTGCCCCCTCCTCCCGATGCGAGCGAGCGCTACCGCGAGTTCCTGGCGAAGCTCTACCCGACGCCGAAGACCGACCAACTGATCGCCATCGGCACCGACGATCCGCTCTTCACGGACGTCGAGTACTTCGCGCGTCTGAAGGTGGGCCAGGCGTCGATCAAGAAGCTCCTGACGCTTCTCCAGAACAAGATCGCCGCGCGCATCGGCGAAGACACCGGGCTGCAAGGCGACTTCGGCCGCATCACCTACAAGCGGACGCGAGACGGCCAGGCGACCGACTGGCAAGCCGTTGCCAGCGAAGCGATCGCGCTCGCGAGCTTGGTGGTGCAGACGCTTCCCCAAGGCGACCAGCGTGCCGAGCTTGAGGCCAAGCTCGCGCTCCTCATCGCGAACCACACGAAGGTTCGGCCGGGCTACCGGCGCCTTCACTGCGCGTGGGCGCCGGCGCTCAAGGTGGACGTCGAGAACCTCGAGCTCAAGCTCTCGATGCTTGAGGCGCAGCTGGCAGCCGATCAAGAAGTGAGCGAAGACGCAGACCGCAGCACCACCACGCAGGAGGAAGGGGACACGCAATGACGAACGCACTCGCAGTGAGGCCGCAGAACTCGATCAGCCCGATGAACCTCGACGAGGACCGGAAGGCGCTCATTCGCCGCACCATCTGTCCACCGCGCACGACCGACTTGGAGTTCGAGTACTTCATTGCATTCGCGCAGCGAGTGGAGCTCGACCCGCTGCTGAAGCAAGTCTGGTTGATTCCGCGCCGGCAGAAAGACGAGACGGGGACGTGGGTCGAGAAGATGGAGCCGCAGGTCGCCGAGATCGGCATGCGCGCTCGAGCCGACCGCTTGCCTGGCTACCGAGGGACGACCGGCGACGCGGTGTTCGCCGGCGACGAGTTCTTGGTGAACGCCGGCGAGGGAACGGTGACGCACGCCTATTCGCTTGAGGCGCGCACGAAGGCTGGGAATAAGGTGATCGGAGCGTGGGCGCGCGTCGAGCGCGAAGGCCGACGAGACACCGTCGTGTTCGTCACTTTCGAGAGCCGCGTGCAGACGTTCTTCGATCGCGAGAAGCGCCAGCAAGTGCCCACGCCGTTCTGGATCAAGGACCCGGCCGGGCAGATCGCCAAGTGCGCTCGAGCAGAAGCGCTGCGGCGCGCGTTTCCAGACGTGTTCAGCGGCGTCTTCATCGCCGAAGAGATGCGCGACGAGCACGAGGAGGAGCAGCCGGCGAAGCCCGCGGCCGCAGCAAGCGCTACCGATGCGCTCGAGGAACGGCTCAAGAAGAAGCTCGGCGTGCAGAAGGTGACGCTGACCGAGCCTGAGAAGAAGCTCGTCGCGGCTGCGGCGCAGGCCACCGAAGCCTTCTCGGACGACGAGCTTGAGGCTGCGCAGAAGACCAAGGCCGAAGTCAGGCGCACCGAGCCTGATGGCACGCACGAGCCGCTGCCGAGGCAAGAGAAGGCGAAGGCTGCGGCAGCCACGCCTCCGGCGAAGCCCGAGAAGAAGGAGATCCCGATCACGCACGTTCGGTTCGGGAAGGCGAAGGGTGCAGCCCTGGCCGACGTCTCGGGCGTCGAGCTTGAGGAGGCGCTTTCGGTCGGGCGGGCTGGTGTTGCGAAGGCCAAGGGCTCCGAGCCCTGGCTCGAGGGGGCGCGCGCCGGCATCGCTGCGATCGAGGCAGAAATCAAGCGCCGGGAATCCGATTCGCCGCTCGACGCGCCGGAGCCCGGCAGCGAGGGCTAGCCCGGCAGCCCGGCCCAGCCCGCAAAGGAGCCCGCTCGAGCCCGCTATCCTTGCGGATAGTCGGGCTCTTTTTTTCTTTCGTCAGGAGCTTGCAATGCGGCCCTAGATGCTGTACTGTTGGTGGGCCGGCGAAGGGGCCGGCCAAAACGCAGGAAGGGGAACGCACATGCAGCCGATCACCACGAAGACCCCGGCCGAGGCCGAGGTCGAGAAGATCCTCGCCCGCTACTTCCCGGACGTCGCAAGCCGGCCGACCGGGTTCGAGCCGCAGAACACCGACCACCTGGACTTCCCCGAGGTCTTCGTCGGGAACCTCCGGGACGCTGTCGCGCAGGCATTCGCGGCTGGCCGGGACTTCGAGGGCCGGCGCCGGGACAAGCGAGCCGAGCGCGACGAGAAGGCTGCGCGATGAAGACGGCCGGCCGAAACTGGAAGCCTCCGATGTCGGACGCCGAGCGCGAGGCGAAGCTCACCCAGCTGGGTGTGGCGCTCGCAGCCCGGTGGGCCTGGACCGATGCGGACATCCGCAAGGCCCTCCGCAAAAGCCCGGCGAAGCGCGCGCAGGAGAAGCGCGAAAGCGATCGGGCCGGCTGGGACCGGCTGATCGGCGCGACGCAGGAGATGCACAGCCTCGACCTGGTGACCGCATGCCTGGTCTGGCTGGACGCCGATGACCTCGCGAGCCTGGCTCGGGTCGGCATCGGAGGGTTCGGAGGAAAGATCACCACGGAGGAGGCCCGATGAAGACCGACCGAGACATCTCCGCAGCCATCGTTCAGATCCGCATCGCCAACGGAGGCAGCGCGACTCACTGCCCGACCTGCGGCTGCGCTCGCCACCAGCCCTACCGATTCCGCGTGGACGGAGGACAGCGCATCGTCGAGGGCTGCATCGACGCCAGCCACACCGAGGACATGCTCGACCGCCCGGTCGGCGACCTGGATCGAGCCTGGCACGAGCGCGAAGAGGTCGCGCAGATGCGCCGCGATCATCTCGACCGGCTGCGGCGGATGGAGTGCCAGACCTGGGAGAAGCGATGAGGTCCAGCGTCGCCAGCGTCCTGCTCCATATCGAAGCTCGTCGAGAGGAGATGGTCCTCATCGACGCTGCGGCCGCAGCCCTGGATCGAATCCAGGTGCAGGCCTACGGGGCGTCGGACGAACTTCGAAACCTCACCTACGAACTGCACGCCCGGCTGCAGAGCGAGTTCCAAGCCGGTCGCCTGGCAATCACTGCGGACGCTGCCGACCTGATCGGGTGCGCCGCAGAGGAACTCCGCGAAGACTACGACGAGGAGTTCCGATCGGCGGTCGACGCACTGCTGGCTGCGCTCGAGGTGCTGCGATGAACGCCACGAAGATGTGGTGGGTCTCAGTCTCCTACGTCGAGAGCTACCTCCTTGAAGAACTACTGGAGGAAGTGGCTCGCGAACACCAAGGGCTTGCGGCTGCAGCTGTCGCGCACGTCGAAACCCTCGCGCATCTGCGCGCGAGACGTGAGCGCTCGGTCACGGTCGAAGGCCGGACGCAGCCGATCGGAATCCTGATGGACGCAGAGCTCTGGGCGCGGGTCTCCGCACGACTTGCAACCAGGGCCACGAAGA